CCCAACCAACCCATACGAGTGTGTATACATAATTCGTAGTGCAGTTCCTACTAGGGAAATTGGATTTCTTCCAGGCGATGAAGAAGATAAAACTGCACTGTACCAGATACCATACCAGAACATGGTTCAGTTTATGTTTGAACAACCTAGTGACCAAGCGTTCACAATGTTATATGATAGACTAAAATCACAAGGTTCTATTATGTTTTTGACCACATCATACTTACGAGGTATAACATTAGACAATTGTATTGTAATTGTAGATGAGTGTCAGAATATGAACTTTCATGAACTTGATACAATTATGACTCGTATTGGTCAAGAGAGTAAGATAATTTATTCTGGTGATTTTTTTCAATCAGATTTAATTAAGAGTGGTGATAGAGAAGGATTTGGAAAGTTCCTAAGTATTATTGATGATATGAGTGAATTCAAGTCAGTAGAGTTTAACATCGGAGATATTGTTAGGTCTGGTCTAGTCAGAAGTTATCTAATCGCAAAAACTAAAAAAGGGATGAATACATAATGGCAAAAATGTTTAGAACAGTTGCATTACATGAACCAACAAAGAAGGGAACTTCTATTGGAAAGAAACCTATTACTTCTACTATGAATAAAGATAAACGTAGAAGTTACAAAAAATATAGAGGACAAGGAAAATAATGGCTTTTAAATTATCAACTAGAAGTAAAAATAAATTAGAAGGTGTACACCCAGATATGGTTGCAGTTGTTGAACGTGCAATCGAATTGACGAAAGTGGACTTTGGAGTCACATATGGGGTAAGAAGTCAAGCAGAGCAGGAAAAACTCGTTGCATCTGGGCGGTCACAAACTATGAAATCAAAACACCTCATTCAAGACTCTGGATACTCTCATGCAGTAGATGTTGTTGCTTATGATGGTTCAGATGTAATCTGGGAAATCAACGTGTATGATGATATTTGTGATGCGTTCAAACAAGCCGCAGAAGAAAAAGGTGTTGCAGTAAAATGGGGAGCCGCATGGTCAGAGGGTGATATCCGTTCTTACGAAGGAACAGCAGAAGATGCTATGAACGCATATATTGACCTTAGAAGGGGTCAAGGTAGAAGGCCGTTTATAGATGGGCCGCACTTTGAGCTTATGTAATCGACTTGACTTTTAAATTGAATTGTGTTAATATGGTAAAAATTTACCTAGTGAGGATATATAATGTTTACACACAAACCAGTAGAGTTACCAGAACTCTCAACTAAGAATGTTAATCGTAAAAGATTTTATCTAACTCCAGAGGGAAAACTATATCCCTCAATTACTACTGTTTTGCAAAGACGTAAGATGCAAGGTCTTATGGAATGGAGAAAACGAGTAGGTGATGATGTTGCAAATTATGTTGCAAGAACAGCCGCACATAGAGGAACAAAAGTTCACCATATGTGTGAAGATTTCCTAAACAATAATTTTGATGAAGAAGTACATAAGAAGAATTTTCTACCATATGTATTATTTGGTCAGTTGAAACCTTTACTTATGCAAAAAGTGAATAACATTTATGCACAAGAGTGTGGGTTATACTCTGATAAATATATGGTAGCAGGACGAGTAGATTGTATCGCTGAGTATAATGGTATCCCATCTATTGTAGATTTCAAAACATCCACGAAAGAACGGAACGATGACTGGAATGAGTCCTACTACATTCAGGCGTCTGCATATGCAGAAATGTTTGAAGAAAGAACTGGAAACGAAATCAATCAGATTGTTATCCTAGTTGTAACCGAAGATGGTGTTGTACAAGAATTTGTAAAAACTAAACACGATTATCTTCCGTTACTTGTGGACACTATTGATGATTTCACCGAACATTGGGAAAGAGAAGAAAATGAAGTGGTTCATAATAATAATAATGACACAGCAGCTTAATTCTGTAGGACAACCAGAAACTCCTTTGTACATTCCATTTATGGAATTTGCAAATAGAGAAGAGTGTATGACTTTTGCAAGAAATAATCAATTAAGATTATTCAATAAATCTATTCAAGCATATGATAGAAAAGTTTTACCTACAAAGATTAATTGTATAAATGAAGACATAATGAAACAAGTAGGACAATTAAAATCTGAAGAGGTAAAGAAAAATGAAAAAGATATTTAGTGCATTTATTCTATCTCTTGTTATGACAACAAGTGCAAATGCAGAACATGAGAAGTTTAATTACAATTCACAGAAACCAGTTAGTTGCACAACACCAGATAATATAAGATATATCTTAGGTGACCAATTAGGAGAAATGCCTTATCTACAAGGTGATGGTATTTCAGCGGCAACTGATGGTAAGACTTTTATAAAAACAAATCTCATAATATCTGTTAATTTAGAAACACAAACTTTTAGTGTGGTTGAAATATTGAATGATGGTCTTGCGTGTATAATCGCTGGTGGTAAAAATTTTAGATTTAACAAACCAATAGATAATAAAGTAAACACATCTTTGGAGAACTAAATGTATGAATATAAATGTAAAATGGTAAGAGTTGTTGATGGTGATACTGTTGACATAGATATCGACTTAGGTTTTGGTGTTTGGTTACGAAAACAACGTATTCGAATGTATGGTATTGATACACCAGAATCACGAACATCTGATGATGAAGAAAAGGTATATGGAAAAGCTGCGTCTGCATTTTTGACTAAGTGGACAAACTCTGGTAACCTAACACTCAAAACATTTAAAGATGGTAAAGGTAAGTATGGTAGGATACTTGGTGAACTCTGGTATGGTGATGAACATAATATTAATCAATTACTAGTTGACAATCACCATGCAGTACGTTATCATGGACAATCTAAAGACGATATTGCAGAAGAACATATTGCAAATAGGTCAAAGGTAAAACTTGACAACTAGGATTTTTTCTGGTATAAATAGAACATAGTTTGTTGATACAAATCGAATGACGGATAGGACATGGGGGCAGTACCCATCACCTCCACCATAACTACTCTTAGATGAGATAGTGAATCACTGTATGAGAGTAGTTATGATGGGGGTGAAATAGGTTCGACTAACGTAGATAGAGGAGAGTAGAACTATCGGTTGACCTCGTATCGGTCAAAAAAACTAAATGCAAACGATGATTTTGCGCCTGTTGATTACGCACTAGCTGCCTAATCGTACTGAGTTTTGGTGGTGTACTTGGAAACAGAAACATCACCACGAATTTTAAGGTTTTCACTGACGAGTGAAATCGCATCGTGCAAGGAAGAGATTCTCACCAAGAGTTTCGAACTTGACTAGTTAGAGGTGGTACTCAGGCATGGTTGCAGAAATGCGTTGTGTCACATCAATCTACCGATTGGAACTAGGTTCTGGAGATTTTGAAAGATGGTATCTTGGGTCTTCAGTTGTAGGTGTACCCAAGTCCTACCGATGCACTATTATAATTAAGGAGAAGATATGCGAGAGTTTATTTACGATAGTTGGAATGGTGTCATGAATGCTGACAGAAATCCACTAAGACATATTCCAGATAACATGACAAGACACATGATACTTCAAATTCTTGCATGGACATGGTGTACGTCATTTTCATTATGGATAGGAAGTATTACATTTTTTGGATTTACTGCAATTGCACATACGTTTATACTTGCAGCTATCGTTATTACAGTTATGACATTTGATACTGCAAAACGTAATCCAACATTCTTTTTAAAAAGAGGATATCACACACCTAGTCGTAGTAGAAGTTTATGGTATGATGGAAAGAAAATTGAAACTGACCCTAAAGACGTAGGTGGAGAACATGACTAATATTAATTTTAGACCTATATTCCCATCACCACTTGGATATGTTAATTTTGGTGAAGGTAATCGTGATTTAAATAAACGATTGATTGAAGACATCGAAACTGAAATGTCTGAAAGTGAAGGAAAGACAAAAACATTTAGAAAAAATAATATGTCATGGCAATCTTTCCCAAGAATGGAGAGAAAGTATAGTAGTTTTGAGGAACTTAGATTATATATCTCTGACTCTGCAAAACCAATATTACATGAAAGTGGTGTGAGTCGTGGAGCTTCAGATTTACATAGAACTGAAGGTCTTTGGGCAAATGTTGTTTTAGGTGCTGGTGGATATTCCAGACCACATTTACATGGTCATGGTAGAACTTTGTGGAGTGGTGTATATTATCCAAAAGGTTTACAAGATGTAGAAAATCTAGATGACTTCAATGAAGATGATTATATCTTACTTGGATATCAACCAAATAATGATGGTGCGTTAGTTATATTTGACAATGCAAGAGTTGAAAAGGGATTAGTTCTTACAGAGTTTGATAGTAGAGAATTTTATGGAAGTGAAATTATGGTGAAACCTAGAGAGTCATTACTTATACTTTTTCCAGTATGGTTAATGCATATGGTAACACCCTTGACAACTAACGAAAAAAGGTATAGTATATCATTTGCAATTAACAAACCAATGTGAGGAATAATGGTAGAAGTAGAAGAAAAATTGATGACGCCTAAAAAGTTTTCTATCGCAATAGAAAAAAAGGTAAAAGAATTTGACATGACGTATCTAGATGCGTTATTAGATTATTGTGAGAAATACCAACTAGAACCAGAGATGGTTAAACCACTTATCACAAAATCATTAAAAGAAAAGGTAGAGGTTGATGCAAGAAATCTTAACTTCTTACCTAGAGTTGCACAATTACCAATTTGATTATGGGAAATAATATGGAAGCGTATGATGCATACAAAATATATCATGCACTAAAACTACACTTCAATAGTGAATATGATTATAATAAGTACAATGGTAAAGCGAAAGTTACTGTTGACTCCTATCTTAAAAGAAAAGATAAACCATTCTTTGCAAGAGTAGCAAGAAAATACTTAACTCCCAGTAATACCAAGGAATTTTTTGTTTCTAATTTTATTGTCAATCCAAAAGGTTGGGTTGGTGATTTTAATGAACAAAATCATTTGGATTACAGAAAAAGAGTTGAAAGTTTAAAATATACATACCGAAATGAATTGTCACAGATGTTTGCAAATGCAAAGAAGTTTGATGATATATTCTATATCGAAGAAGGACAACACCCCTTGTTATTAAAACAACACCTTGCAAAAAAGGTTAGTCTTGAAACGATGTGTATCCTTGAAGAACTATTGAACTATTGCAAATATTGGAATGATGATATAGACGAGAAGTATGTATGGCCTCAGAAAGAAAAACTAATCAAAGACTATCTGGGGGTCTTGACTTTTGATAAAGAATCATGTAGATTAGTAACAATGCAAACAATAAAGGAGTCGTTTGATGGAAAGTGAAGTTCTATCAGTAATGAAAGAACGTGACTTTTATCGTGCAAAGGTTGACGAACTTAAAGAAAGTATTCGTAAACTAGAGTACGATAATGCAGAACTCGTTAAGTCTAACGAGGAGTTCTCTGCAAGGGTGAAAGACCTTGCGATGAAGACACCATTTAGAAAACCTTTTAAGAGGTTTAATCGTGTCCAATAAAACCTATAAAGTCTATCAAGCAAAGTATCTTATACCAAAGTCCGACAAAGGGCCTGCGTTTACTTTGCTTGCAGACCCAGTAAAGTTTCATACAGAACTTTACAACGATGGTGTACTATCTGCGTTCCTCACCAGAGATAGTCTAACCGAAGCACAAAAAGAAGGTGAGGAATATGTTAGGAGAGGTAATGCGAGTTAAACTCATGGATAGAATGGGTTCTGACCTAACAATTGTAAATGCAGCTCGTGTATCATTTGCAAAAGAATCTGAATGGGATACTATTCCAGAGGGTGGTCAAACTGAAGGAATATTAAAAGAATCAGATGAAAGACTTATAAGTTATCTTGCAAAACACAATCATTGGAGTCCTTTTGGACACTGTAGTATGCAGTTTCATATCAAGGCACCAATCTTTGTTGCAAGACAACTTGTGAAACACCAAGTCGGTTTGGTGTGGAACGAAGTATCTAGAAGATATGTTGAAAATGAACCAGAGTTTTATATTCCTAAAAACTGGAGATTGCGTCCAGAGGGGGGTATAAAACAAGGTTCTAGTCATGAAACTGTTGAGTATGATATTTCTGGAACTATGGAATATGTAAAACAAACATATCAAAACTTGTTACGAGAACGAGTTGCACCAGAGTTAGCAAGAATGGTTTTACCACAAAATATGTATACCGAATGGTATTGGTCTGGTACATTAATGGCCTTTGCAAGAGTATGTAACCTTAGATGTCAAAAGGACACACAGTGGGAAACAAGACAAATTGCATACCAGATAGATAGATTTGGTGCAGAATTCTTTCCATATTCATGGGTTGAATTACGAAACATGACTTGACAAATCATCAAAGTTGTGATACTATAAATACTATTATATTATGAATATTTGAGAATACTTTAACATACGATAACATATATTAACATAAGGAGAATAATATGTCTATTAGTACTCTACGAAAGTCCAATACCTTGGACAAACTTCTTGCACAAGTTCAATCAGAAAGTGCTCCCCAAGAAAAGAAATCCTATGTGGATGAAAGGTTGTGGAAACCAGAACTAGATAAATCTGGTACTGGACAAGCAGTCCTACGTTTCTTGCCTGCACCAGATGGTGAAGAACTTCCTTGGGTAAAAGTGTTCAAACACGCCTTCCAAGGCCCTACTGGTAAATGGTATATTGAGAATTCACTTACCACTATCGGTAAACAAGACCCAATGTCAGAACACAACTCTCAGTTGTGGAATACTGGACTTGAGTCCGATAAAGAACTTGCAAGAAAGCAAAAGAGAAAGTTGGAATACTACTCAAATATCTATGTGGTATCCGACCCAAAACACCCAGAAAATGAAGGGAAAGTGTTTCTATTTCGTTATGGTAAAAAAATCTTTGATAAGATTATGGCTTCAATGCAACCAGAGTTTGAAGATGAAACACCTATTAACCCATTTGATTTCTGGGAAGGTGCGAACTTCAAGTTGAAGATTCGCAAGGTTGATGGTTTCTGGAACTATGATAAGTCTGACTTTGATAGTGCGACCCCACTTGCAGATAGTGACGAGAAACTTGACGCAATATGGAAAACTCAGTATTCATTACAAGAGTTCCATGCACCGACTAACTTCAAATCATATGATGAGTTGAAGAAACGTCTTGATGATGTTCTCTCTGGAACTGTTACTGCATCTGCGGCCTCTATGGTAGATGAGGACGTTGTGGAAACACCACAGTTCAAATCAGAACCTCAACCAACAATTCCTAGTGTAGATGAGGAAGAAGATGACGATACAATGTCATACTTCCAAAAACTTGCGAAGGAATAGGGTGACGCCTTAATACGTCCGTCCATACCCAAGGTTAGGTTAGGGGGAAGGGAGTAGATTTATTTCTGCTCCCTTTTTTTATTTCTTATAAATAGTTACAATTGGTGTGATACCTAAGTGAGAGAGGTAGAATAATGATTGACCCAGTAACAGCGGTTGCAACTGCAACTGCCGCCTTTAATGCAATTAAATCTGGTTTCGCCGCAGGCCGAGATATTGAAGGTATGGCAGGCGACTTATCCAGATGGATGGGTGCAGTTTCAGATATCAAAAAATCAGAAGAGTACAACAGAAAACCACCACTGTTTAAAAAGTTATTTGCAGCTGGTTCGGTGGAAGAGGAGGCGTTGCAAACACTCATGGCGAAGAAAAAAGCAGAAGATATGAGAGAGGAACTCAAACAAATAATATCTTTTACTAGAGGCCCAAGTGCATGGCAAGAACTTTTACAGACAGAAGCAGATATTCGTAAAAAAAGACAAAAGTTAATTTACGACCAAGAAGAACGTAGACGTAAATTAATGGAGGCGATAGGGATTGGTATTTTAATTGTAGTCATAGTTGGTTTTGTAGGATTTATAGGATACTTGTTTTTAGAGTCAAGAGGATTGGTTAATCCAAAATGGTAGAAAACCTCTACCATTTGTTTGTACCTTGGGATGATTACAATACAATATGGGTGTGTCTAATATTAGTAGTTGTAGTTGTCAGAGTAAATCAAAAAATTCAAAACAATATTAGAAAGAAATATGAGTTAGACGATTATTGAACTAGTAACATACTAGGATGAAGTCCTCTATCATCTATATGTGTTACAGTATTGGTACTTGAACTATTATCATGTGAAACTTTACTATTATCTACATTATTAATTACAACAGGCGCACTACTACCTCCACTATTTGTTGGTGTTACTCCACCACCATTATTTGCAGTTTGTTTCCCTTCAAATGCACCTAAATCTTTTGCAAGTAAAGTTCCATCAGCAGCAAAACTAGCTGCAGTTCCAAAAACTGGAAGTGTACTAGCAGCACCAGATGCAACTTCTAAACCAGCACCTACAAAATCTCCCTCTAATGCTCTTTGCAAACCAAAAATTAATCCACCAACAAGTCCTACAACTGGTAATTTTTTAATTGCAGACTTTGTAGCACTTTTTGCAATTATTTGTGCGGCTTCTTTTGACGCTGCTTCTGCACCCTCTTTCCCAACCTTTTTTGAAGCCTCTTTCGCAGCTTTCTCTGCGGCTTCCTTAGCGGCTTTCTGTGATGCTTTGTAGGCTTTCATACTATCTGCATCTGCATTTTTGAATAAATCCATCTGTGCTTTTTTTCTTGCAGCTCTCATATTCTTTAGATTATCTGCTTGTTTCTTTTTCAATTCTGCATCGTTTTGTGCTTTTATTTGTTTTTCTCTTTTAATCTCTTCTGGTCTTTTGGGTGCTTTCTTCTTTGCATTTGGGTCTGCATCTGCGACTGTTTTCTTTAAATCTGCTGTTGCAGCTTTTTTGATACCAAGTAATGAACTAGTAAAATCACCAACAACAGAAAACATACCTTTGAACGCTTTACCAACTTTTGAAAATACACCACCCTCACCTTTTGCACCAGTCAAATCTGCTCCCATTAAGGAGGATACACCAGTAATTGCAAGACCAACTAAACCAATCTTACCAAATAATCTACCAAATCTACTTAATAATCCAAATTTACCTTTACCTAATTTACCACCCTTACCCTTTTGTCTTTTTACTTCATCTTTCATTCCAGTGTTAGTGGTTTCTAATGCACTACCAAAAGAAGTAAGAGTACCAGATAATAATTTAAATGCACCTTTTATTGAACCTAGTGATACACTGAATAATCCCTTACCAAGTATAAATGCAGCTTTACCAAAAAATCTGACTGGTCTTAAAAAGAATAATAGACCTAATAGACTAAGTTCTAATAGACCAAACTTTTCACCAATTGTACTTATCGCATTTTTAATACCAGCAATAAAATCAAACTCACCTTGTTCATTTGTAAAACCACCCACAATATCAAAAAAACCATCTTTCAAATTAACAAATGCATTATACATTGCAGACAGTCCAGTTTTTAACTTTGGTATTACAGTGTCTTTCAAGTCTTGGAACATTTTACTGTTCAAAAACGCAACTAAAGCACCTAACGCACCAACCATCGCAAACTTCTTTAATATGTTTAAGACATCTTTACCTTTTTCTTTAGCTGAGTTTGCAATACTACTTACAAAACCATTAAATTTTTTATTAAGACCTAGAATACCTTTAGTAATTGTGTTTGTAAATCTATTTTCACGATTTTCGTCTGCTTTAGCTTTCGCTTTATTTCTAACAAACAAACCTTTGATACCCTCAAAAGCATTTACAATACCCTGATTTTGTTTTGCTAAGTTTGAAAAAAGTAAAACCCTACCTTTTTTATCAGTTTCTAGTTTACTATTAGTTGATGTATTAAGGTCTTCACTATTTTTATCTGCATTTTTATTGATTTGTATTGTTGTGTTATTTAAGGACTCTTTCATTATGAATTGGATGTCTCTTGCAAGACCCTCCATGGCTCTTACAGTAGAAACTCTAGATTGTGCAACATTTTTGTTAAGATTAGAGTCTCTTGCTCTTTCTTCTTCATTATTGATTTTGAGTTGATTTACTACTGCACTTAAATCTGCCATTTTACTTCTTCTTATCTACATATGCATTTGCACCAAAGTAGGCTGCGACTAACGCTGAGATTGCAACAAAATATGTCGGTGCAATATCACCAATAATCTTTGCAGTTCCCTCATACCCCAACATAGATGTTACCAAAATTCCTAATGGATATAACAACATACCCATCAGTGCAAACCATGTCATTTTTCGCATCGCATCTCTACGAGCGTCTGCGTCTTCTAATTCTTTTCTTTTAAATTCCAAATTCATCTCCATTTCTTCTTGTGAAATGTGACCATCACCATTCTTGTCAACTTTTTTTACGACCTCTGGGTCAACTGTTACTTCAACGGCCATTATTGTTTCCTCTCTTGTTCAATCCTCATTTTTTCTTCTTCAATATATTGTAACATAAGTCCAACATATATTTCCCTTTCCCAAGGCACCATGTTATCTAACTCACTTAAACTATACTTATAATGTGTAATCATATTAAAGTTAGTCCTATAGTAGTTTTCTAGACTATCATGAGAAAGGGTTATTCTAAAAAACTTTGTAATCCTTCAAGTACAACCTCACTCTCTACACCAGTATTAGGATTTGTAACCTTGATTATGTGAGTAAGTTTCGGCATGGTTTCGAAAAATTTTGATATCTTTTCAAACTGGTCTGTATTCATTTGTTCAATAAAGTTTTGTAAATCTTTACTAGACATATCTTCATATACTTGGTCTTTATCGAATACATTCTGAATACAATCTCTTATCATATCAAAACTAATATTTGTTATATTCTCATCAGCATTTGTAAAACTCTTTACCATATCTAAGTTTGGATATTTCATAGTTATACCAATATCATCTGTCAACATAATCACATTTGTATGACCATCAATTTTTTTAACTTTAATTTCATCAATATTAAGTTCATAATCAACCTTAGTTTCTCCATCATCTGGACAAGTAACTGTCATAGGTATTTTAGAACCAACTGATTGCGCTCTTGTCATTAAGAACATATACTCAATATCAAAAGTCGGTAATTTTTCTGGGTGAGATATTTTATTAAAAGTGCAACTTTTAACAATCTCACCAACAGTTCTTAATTGTGATTCATCATCACCAGACTCTTGTGCCATCATAAGAAGTTTTTGTTCTTTTACCAAAAATGGTCTATACTTAATTTTTTCACCAGTCGATGGTATTTCCATCTCATATGTTGGTGTATTCAATACGGGCAAGTTCATAATTTATTCTCCTATATTAATTATTAAAATAATCGCCTCAAAACTGCTGGTAATCTAGATTGAAGGTTTGCACGAAGTGAGTTACCAATTTGTTCCGATAACTTTGCTTCAAGTGATTTCTGTTCACCACCATTTACCTCTTCAGTTCCTAGATTCCTAAACTTTCTGTAAGAAAAACTTACAGTCAATTTGTTTATTGCATTTACATTTCCATGACCATAAGATATTTCGTTTATAGTCTTAGGAAATGCTTCTTCTAATCGTACCCCATAAGTTCGTTCATCTTGTTCATTCAATTGAAATATATCAACAGAACCAACATACT